AGGCTTAAGCATCTTGTCCAAAACTTTTGAAGAAGTCATCTAATAGGCCGTGTCTCCACGGGTCGAATTGACTCTTTAATTATAACCACAGGGGTTGACCCTTTACTACGTATCGTTAGCAATTAGTAATATTTAAGGCTGACTACTTAACGTGATAGATGCCCCCGGACTTTCCCCTGTTTCGCAATACCTTTTACTTGCTGTCCAATGAATAATTTGTGAATCGTTTCTAATTAATCCGCTATGTTCTATCGCGTCACCAATAGCCCTCATACCTTTATCTAAATCAATTTTTGTCGTCTTATATTGAGGGGCGCTAGGTCTTAATCCTTTCTTTCCGTAATGCGCTTTAGGTCGCATGAAACGTAATTCACAACAAACTGAATAGGCCGCGTCAACATCCCAATCATCAGGTTTTTTCGCTATTAGTTCCGTGATGACATCGCAACGCCACATTTTTAATTCTTTGTCGTTCTGGTAGCGCATCCCATAGCGTCCATTACCAACTAATGAACCCTGACTTGCAGGCGTCCCGATTACGTCAACGCTGATTATTTTCATTCTTTTCCTTTAGATTATTGTTAATTTTTTTTTCAAGCCTTGCAAACCAATCTTTTAAATATTCGTTTTCTACTGGTTCATTAGGTAATTGGCTTAAAATCTCTATTATTTTTTGACTCATAAGATAA